AGATTCACTTCTTCTCGAGCGAAGGAGAACCGGTTCAGGGATACCAGGCCGACCGAATTCACGTCGACGAGGACTTGAACGACGAGCGTTGGATTCCTGAGTCGCTCGCCCGCATCGTGGATCGTCGCGGCAAGTTCTGCTGGTCTGCGATGCCACACTCGACGAACAACGCCCTTCTCGGGATGAAGGAACGTGCTGACGCCAGCGAAGCAGAACTCGGCGACAAATCGTTGATCCGGCAGTTCCGGCTGCGGTTTCTCGACAACCCATACCTCGATGCCGACGAGAAGAAAGCCAGCATTGCCCGCTGGGCAGCAAGCGGCGAGGACGTGCTGCGCATGCGGGCCGAGGGTGACTTCACGGTGGACTCGGTGCTCGTTTACCCGTCCTTCGACATGAGCATCCACGGACTCCCGAGGGACCAGCTTCCCGAGGGCCGTATCCCGTCCACTTGGTGCCGATATGCCGTGGTGGACCCCGGCCATGCGGTGACTGCCGTGCTGTTCGCCGCGGTGCCGCCATCCGACGACTTCTGGCTCGTCTACGACCAGCTCTATCTCCGGCAGTCCAACGCCCTCGTTTTTGGCGAGCAGTTTGCCAAAAAGGTCGAGGGCCAGCATTTTCACGCCTTTCTGATCGACGCCCACGGCGGCCGGCTTCGCGACATCGGCTCCGGTCGACTCCCTGTCGAGCAATACACCGAGCAGCTCATGAAGCGGGGCGTCCGCTCCCAGATCACGGGCAGCTCGTTCCTAGCCGGCTGCGATGACGTCATAGCCCGCTGCGAAAGCACGCGGGCGGCGATGCACATCCGGCCCAACGGGTCGCCGCAATTGCGGGTTCTCTCAGGGGCGGTGCCCGACCTGGAGCGCGAGATCAAGCGGTACCGGAAGGTCGTCAACTACGTCAACGGGACGGCGATTGTCACTGACAAGCCAAACACCCGAGGCGAGGTCCATCTCTGTCAGTGCTTGGAGTATCTCGCCGCCTACCGCCCCGCCTATCACAAGCCGCCGGTGACGCATCACGCAGTCGATCCATGGTGGGTGAAATGGCTCGAAAAACGCCGCCGAACCGCCGGCGAGCAGAAGGGATCATTTGTATACTTAGGCCCACAAGGAGCCCATAACTGATGACTCAGTTCTCCATGCCCCGTCCGCAGCCGGGCGATCTCATCCTGTTTTCCACGGACATTCACCACTTCTCCAATCCCTGCATCGGCTGGGTCACGGACGAACGGGGTGAATGCACCGTCAATGTCTTGGCTTTCACCCCGACGGGCTTCGTGCAGAAGTCCAGCGTCCACCACAAGGACGATCCGGCCCTGCTCGAGAACCCAGGCTGGGAAGCCTTGGGTTGCTGGGATTACGCCCCGCTCACGACGCTCATTCACAAGCTGGCGAACAATGGCCAAGCAAAGCCTGCCGGAAAGTAATCCGCTGCGCCAACTTGTCCGCACTTGGACGAAGAAGTTTGAGGCGGCGATCAAATACAAGAAGCCCTTCGCCGATGACGCGAAGGAGGCGGCGCTTTTCTATGATGGCGACCACAACTGGATGTGGAAGGACGCCTACGCTCGCGGTGAACGGGGCTACAACAGCTCGATTGCCGCTCCTGCGTTTCGGATGCAGGTCAACAAGGTGTTCGAGCTGATCGAGATTTTCGGGGCCGTCATCTACCACCGTAACCCGGTACGCACGGTGACGGTTTCCCAGCAGCCAGACCTCCCACCCGAAGCCTATGGACTGCCGGCAGACATGAGCATGATGACTCCCGAGCAGTCGCAGCTCATGGCCGTCGCCCAAGCCGACGCGGAAAGTCGAATGAGTCGGGATGTCGCCCGGCAGCTGTTGGAGGCGTATCTCAACTACACACCCAACGAACTCGACCTCAAACGTCAGGCCAAGAAGTTCGTCAACGAGGGGCTGATGAAGGGCATGGGTGTGCTCTGGCCGGAACTGGTCGAGATCCCAGGAGAGCAGCCGATTCGGATGGTCGGGAGCTTCTATGACTCGGTCGACAACCTGCTGATTGATCCCGACTTCGACAACATGGACGACATGCTCTGGTGTGCTCGCCGCTGCGTCCGCCCGCTCGAGGAAGTCGCCGCCGAGTATGGGATCCCCGAAGAGGAACTCGGCAAGCACCTTGACGGCAACACTGAGATCAAAGCGGACAACGAGCCGCGATCATCCAAACGGAAGTCAGGACAGACCCAGCGACTCGTCACCTACTACAAGGTGTGGAGCAAGTGCGGCGCTGGCGACCGGTTCAAGGACGCCCCGGAGAAGAGCCGAGGCATCTTCGACTCACTCGGCAAATACTGCTACCTCGTCATCTGTGAGGGCGTCGACTATCCGCTGAACCTCCCGCCATCGGTTTTACAGGAGGATGTGGACCCTCAGGCCGGCATCCCGCAGAGCGTGATGCTTCGAACCGCATGGCCGGTTCCCTACTACGTCGACCCCGGCGGATGGCCGTTCGTGCCGCTCGCTTTCCACCCAAAGCCTGGATATGCGTGGCCCATCTCGCACATCAAACCGGGTGTGGCAGAGCTTCGGATGCTCAACTGGGGAATGTCTTTTCTCGCCAGCCGCATTGCGACGAGCTGCGAAACCATCATCGCCGTCCAGAAGGCCGCGGACCAGGAACTCAAGGATCAGTTGCTTGCCCCAAGCGAAGGCGGCTTCAAGATCATCGAGCTGGCCGAACTGCTCGGCCGGCGGATCGAGGACGTCATCAGTACGTTCCAGATGCCGCAGGTAACCAAAGACCTGTGGGACATTTTGACGGCTGTCGCCGAGCAGTTCGCACAGCGCACCGGGCTTACTGAGCTGGTTCACGGTTACACGCGGGCCCAATTTCGTAGTGCCGCCGAGGCGACGATCAAGCAGGAGAACGTGGCGGTCAGGCCCGACTCCATGGCGAACGAGTTGGAAGACGCCATGTCTACGCTGGCCCGACGTGAGGCTCTGGCCGTGAGATGGCTGCTCGAGCCCAACGATGTGGCGCCCGTGCTTGGCCCCATGGGCGCGATCGCATGGGAGCAGCACGTCGCGAAGCGGGATCTCACGAGTCTCACTCGGGACTTCCTGTTCCGAGTGGAGGCCGGCAGCGCGCGAAAGCCGAACAAATCGGGCCGCGTCGAGCAGATGACGCTGGCCGTTCAAACACTGGGGCCGATCTTGGCTCCGCTTGCAACTGGGGGGGTGGTCGAGCCTTTCAACGCCCTGATGAGGGACTGGGCGATGAGTCTCGACATCGATGCGTCTCCGTACCTCATTCCCCCGCCGCCCCCCCCGCCCGAAGCGCCGCTCGGCCTGCCACCCCCTCCCGTGGGCCCGCAGGCTGCTTCGGCGGGGGGCGGTTTGCCGCCGGAACTGACCGGCTAAGCGCGGTGGGATGCACTCCATAGGTGCTCCCATGCAAGACGTCCCAGAGAACATTCAGCGTGCCGGCGCACAGGCAACGCGCATGTATGCGCGACTCATGGCCGAGGGGTACGGTCACCGCTGGGCGGAAATGTGCTCACTCCAGCAGCCACCTGGCGTGAAGGGTACGGACCGGGCCGTGATGCAGGGCCGGTACGCCGAGCAATGGCTCGACGAGATGCCCAAGGACCAGGCTCAGCGAATCACTCGCGAAGCCCGTGCGGCTGGCATCAATATCAGCGGAAAATACTACTGCTCCGGCTTGGCCGACAAGCGAGCCCACTGCGATCCAGCAGCATGGATCGACAGCGCCGCCGACATCAAGAAAGTCGCCCAGGTCCGAAATCTCAACGTCCGAGGCATCGTCGAGCACCAAGGGGTTGCCGAGCCGCCTCCGGCCTCCAAGCCATTGAGCGATCGGCTGGTGCGCAAGCTTTCAGCGGTCGAGAGAAAGAATCACCCCGGCAAGAGCAAGGGTGAACTCCGGGAGATCGTCGTCGACAAGTACGCGCCCAAGTGGAGGCGGAAATGACATTCACGGCCCAGGACGTCGTCGATCACCTGCTCACGACCACCGGTGGCGGAGCACAGGACGGCGAGCACCGTGCGGTGCGTCAAGCAGTCATCCACGGCGTCCGCGAGGTGTTCCAAACACGCCAATGGCTCTGGCACACCAAGACCGGTTATTTCGCGACGCAGCAGATCAGCACGACAGCGACGGCGATCATCAGCGGCAGCAACCAGATCACAGTCGCCAGCTCCACCGGCATGGTCGTCGGCCGGCTCCTCGACATCCCCGCGGACTACTTCTCCTACCCCGTGCGGATCACCGCCATCAGCGGCACGACTGTCACGCTCGACGCAGCGGCCAAGAAGACCAAGGGAGCGGAGACGGTCACGGTCCTCGTGCAGACGTACTACGACCTGCCAGCAGACCTGAAGGACATCGACGCATTGGTGACCGACACGGTCGGCACGCTGCACTGCTACATCACGCCCCAGGAGTGGCAGCGGCTCGAGACGAACTCCCGGGGCAGCGGTGAGCCCTACTACTACACGCTCATGCGGTCAGACGTGTTTTCGGACCGCTACCAGGTTCGCTTCGTCGGAGTGCCGCAGAACGCGACGGTCGTCCACTACACCTACCGGTACATACCCAAAATCGTGAAGTACATGGGCTACGAGCCCGTGTGCCGAAAGGGGACAGTGGCGGTCTCCTCGAGCACCGTGACGGGGACTGGCACGCAGTTTCCTGCGGACTGTGCGGGGGCCGTGATCCGATTTGGCTCGGCCACAACCGAGGCCGATCCGATCGGGGCACTCAGCCCATTCCAGCAGGAACGGGAGATCGGCTCCCGACAGAGCGATACGGCGCTGACACTCTCTACGCCCATCACCGGCAGCATCAGCGGCACGGTGAAGTATGCACTCAGCGATGCGATCGACTGCTCGCCACAGATGTATACGGCAGTCCTTTCGGCTGCCGAGATGTGGTACGCGAGGCTCGCCGGCAAGCCAGCCATCGAAGCCGTGCAGTTGTTCAACCGTGATCTGCGGCTGGCGATGGAGAACGACGTCGTGTCTCCGCTCTCCGGCCGGCCGCGGATGCTCGACTACCCGACTGCCCGCTCGATGGGCTGGAAGTCGGCACCACTTCCCGACCAAGGGTGAGCCATGCGCATCGACAAGTGGCTCGGAGCCGTTCCCAGCGTCAGCCCGTATGCCCTGCCCCCCGGGGCAGCGGTCAAGCAGAACAACCTCCAGATTCAGAGGCCGGGCGAACTGGTGCCACGGGCCGGCATGGAGGCTGTCTACACGGCGAAGGACTACGACGAGATCATCGGCGTCTACCGCGTCAGTAATGGCGGCAGCGTCTCGGACACGCTCATCGTTGCTTCCAAGCCCAACGCAACCACGACGCAAATCCGCTACCTGTCTCCCGTCCCCAGCGGCAACGAAAACCAGTGGACGGTCACGACGGTTCACACCGCCACGACCACTTCCCGGGAGAGTCCTACGTTCTGCGAGGACCGGCACGGCCGCATCCATTGCTTCTTCGGGAGCGGCGTAGCGCCCATCGTCACGACGAGAACCGCCACCCCTGCCCAGCCAATCGGCCTGCCGGCCCCCACTGTTGCTCCAGCAGTCACGCCCACCGGCAACGGCTACTTCATCGAACGAGTAGACGTCATCAACGGTGGAGGCTCGTATTGGGCGCCGCCGCCGGTGGTGATCTCCGGTGGGTTGCCGACCCGGCCCGCCCGGCTCAAGACCATCATCCAAGGCGGTGCCGTGGTAGCCGTCGACGTGATCGACGGTGGAGTTGGTTACTCGAGCCCACCTGCACTTACGGTCAACGAATCCGGCGTGAAGGGC